GATTCCCTTGCATTCAAAACGGAATCGAGTAGTATTCTTTTTATGCGTCGGCACGTAGCGCAGCCTGGTAGCGCACCGTCATGGGGTGTCGGGGGTCGGAGGTTCAAATCCTCTCGTGCCGACCAAAAATACATTGAAAACCAGCCTCTTATGGCTGGTTTTTTTATTGGTAATTTTCTTGTGGGGAAACATTGGGGAATAACTGGGGAATAACTACCGATAATTTTTCTTCAATCGGACGAACAAATCCCATCCTGTAGACCGAATCACTCGCTTGACACTGTATGTATTCACAGTAAAAATATAACCTCCCCTCACAGAGATTAAGGAGGCTGTTATGTTTGTTGAGTTGGTTTACGATAAGCGAAATGTTCAGGGCTTGGATGGCGCAAGAGAAATTATTTTGGATGAGCTGACGAGGCGAGTTCATAGCATATTCCCTGATGCTGAAGTGAAGGTTAAGCCTATGCAGGCTAACGGATTGAATAGTGATGCCAGCAAAAGTGACCGTGAAAAGTTGAACCGTATGCTGGAGGATATGTTTGAAGAGTCTGATATGTGGCTTACTAATGAATGAATTTCCATATTGTCATCACAGCGAACCCGGATCCCCTACCGGATTTAGCGTTCTCTTTTGGCTTTGTCGCAACTTTGCGTAGCTCCTTCCAGTTTCACAACGTATCGCTTTACGCATTTCATTCTCATCAGCATAATCACCGCGAATCCGTTTGTAAGACTTAACCAACGCGCGCTACTTTTTCTCCCTGCCCTATACTTTCAGTCTGACTGACTGGAGGTTTCTATGTGTGGACGTTTTGCACAAGCCCAAACCCGTGAAGAATATCTGGCATACCTGGCCGATGAAGCCGATCGTGACATTGCGTATGATCCGGAACCTATTGGCCGGTACAACGTGGCACCTGGTACCAAAGTTCTGCTGCTGAGCGAACGCGACGAGCAGCTGCATCTTGATCCGGTCCTGTGGTCTTACGCGCCAGGGTGGTGGGATAAAGCACCATTGATAAACGCGCGGGTCGAGACGGCGGCCACCAGCAGGATGTTCAAGCCTCTCTGGCAGCATGGCCGGGCAATCTGCTTTGCTGATGGATGGTTCGAGTGGAAGAAAGAAGGCGAAAAGAAGCAGCCATATTTTATTCACCGAGCAGACGGCCAGCCGATTTTTATGGCGGCGATCGGCAGCACACCGTTTGAACGCGGCGATGATGCGGAAGGTTTTCTCATTGTGACATCGGCAGCAGATAAAGGTCTGGTAGATATTCACGACCGTCGGCCACTTGTTTTGTCGCCAGAAGCAGCCCGGGAGTGGATGCGCCAAGATATAGGCGGGAAAGAAGCTGAGGAGATAGCCGCAGACGGTGCTGTGCCAGCTGACAAATTTATCTGGCACGCCGTGACGCGCGCCGTGGGTAATGTGAAGAACCAGGGGCCGGAGCTAATCGAGGCGGTACAATGAAAAGTAAAAGAGACCAGACGCGTCTGAAATGAGCGAGAAGCGGACGCTCAGGCTTCGGGAATACCGCCTGCTTTTTGTGTGATACAATGTCGTATCTGCTTCCATGAAAGTAAATTATCCAATGTAAAGATTCTGTCTTTTAACAGTTTTTGCTTTCCGCATTGCCTGTGGGCTGTGTGGGCTTCTGTTATTTAAGGTGAGAATCTTTCCGCATGAATACTTTGCTGCTTGCGCTTTTTCGCGCACTGCGTAGTCATGACTGGCTGCGCTTCCTTGGTTTTGCCTATATCCTGTCATCCCTTGGTAATGGACTTACTCAGGTAATTGTTTTTGGACAACTTTTACACTGGCAGGCTTCTCCTGCGACTCTGACGATGGTTTATATGCTGTCAATGCTGCCCAGTTTTATAGGGAGCATCCTGGGCGAAGCCCTGTGTAAGAAGGTTTCACCACTCCGAATCCTGATTTTTACAGAGCTGCTCGGCCTGCTTGCACTTATTTTTCCGCTATATGGTTTGCTACATCATAACGTTCCGGCTCTGCTTGCGGTGCAGTGTTCGGAAGCGCTATTCAGCGGCATGAGTTACCCAGCTCTAACGCTGCTGTTTAAACGCGGATTACCGCATGACGAACTACCTGCAGCAACCGCCATGGAAACGATAATTTTTGCCTCACAGGTTTTGCTGGGTACCGGGTTGGGCGTTTTACTGTTCGACCTGATTTCTCCTTTGAATCTCCTTGCCATTGATGCCGTGAGTTTTGTCGCTTCTGCTGCTTTGCTTCTGATGTCAGCCTCTGTTTTTCAGGCGATGGAGCTGCAACCTGAAAAAGCGGTGCCTGACACGCATAAGTTATTCTGGCGATGTTTATCTCCCCTGCAAAAACGAAGCGTTATGCTTTTACCTGCCCTAGCAGCTGTGGGTTCTCCCGCAATGGCGCTTTTACCTGCTCTTGCACAGGAAATAAGGCCAGAAGAGTCAGCCGAGCTGGCACTGCCGCTGCTTTTTGCGCGCAGCCTCGGACAACTCTGCGGCCCGCTAATACTTAATGCTGGTAAATTGCAGCGCTATTCCGCTAATAACAGGCTGTTGTTGCTATGCCTGGGCGGATACATCTGTAGTTATTTTTTATTACCTTTGTCCGCCGGCTTTCCGTACGCCGGGCTTATTATGATTTTCAGTGCACACATGGGTTCGAATATTGTTTTTGCTTTAGGTACGTTCGGCGTACTTAAGAACTTCGCAGAAACTCAGGTCGCCAAAGCCAGTGCACTTGCATGGCGCGGACAGGTTCTGACCGCGGCTATTTCTACCGGTATAACCAGTGTGATAGCGCAGAATTTTGGTGCTTTTACTGCTCTGTACAGCATTTCTCTGTTCAGTCTGGGAGGCGTCGGAGTTTTGCTCTGGTTAAACAGGACACTCAGAACAAATTAACACGGGGTTGTGCGTAGCATCATCAACAAAAGTGGGGAGCAGGTTTCTCCCCACTAATATAATGTCCGCTTCTGGCACAAAGCGGACCAAGACATCAGGAATACTTATCGGACTCTTAGCAGATCTGAATATCTCGTCGTATATCGAGGCGACAGCATTTCTCGCTTCATTTGCCACTGTTGCTGAATGCCCTGCCCGGTAAAGTAGAGCGTTCCTCTGCCGTCTCTGGCATTGAGTTGATCAAGAACCTCCATCAGTTTATCACTACCGGGCCGCGGCGCGTTTTCATCGAACAAGTTGAGCTGGGCTACCCCTTGACTGAAGAAATCACCCAGCATAATGCCGGCTTTCTGGTACCTGTGGCCATCCTTCCAGATTTTGTCCAGGCACTTTACCGCGGCGTTAATGATGTCGCGTGAATCCTGAGTGGGGGTAAGAAGCTTCATGGACGCACTGTTACCATAATACGGCTCGTTAAGCGCAAAGGGAGAGGTTTTCACGAACGCAGAGATAAAGCGGCAGTACTGATGTTCACCCCGCAGTTTTTCAGCACCACGGGCAGCATAGCTGCAGATAGCCTGGCGCATCTGTTCATACTCAGTAACGCGTTCGCCGAATGACCGGCTGCAGACGATTTCCTGTTTAGCTGGTGCAAACTCCTCCAGATCCAGACATGGTTCGCCGCGCAGCTCCCGGACGGTTCGCTCCAGGACGACATTGAAGTGTTTGCGAATAATCCATGTACCCTGCTCAGAGAGGTCCAGAGCCGTTTTGATGCCCATGGCATTCAGCTTCTTGCTGATACGCCTGCCGACGCCCCATACGTCCTCTACCGGCACGATAGCGAGCAATCGGCGCTGGCGGTCGATATTGGACAAATCAACAACTCCACCCGTCTGCCTCTGCCATTTCTTGGCGGCGTGATTTGCCAGCTTAGCGAGTGTTTTCGTCTGCGCGATGCCAACACCGACCGTCAGGTGCGTACGCTTCAGAACTGTAGCGCGGATCTCTTTGCCGAAGTCAGTCAGGTCCCGGCAGTTCCTAACGCCAGTCAGGTCGCAAAAAGCTTCATCGATACTGTAAATTTCGACGCGGGGGCTCATTTCCTCAAGCGTTGTCATTACCCGGTTAGACATATCAGCATACAGCTCATAGTTGCTGCTGAAACAAACAACGCCAGCTCGCCGGAAAAGCTCTTTTTGCTTGAAGAACGGCTCTCCCATTGTAATTCCAGCGGCCTTGGCCTCGGCACTGCGTGCGATTACACAGCCATCGTTATTCGAGAGAACAACCACTGGCCGCCCTTTTAAGTCGGGCCGAAACACCGTCTCGCACGATGCATAGAACGAATTCACATCACAGAGCGCAAACATGTTCAGCTCGCCGATTTCACGATGAAAGTAACAACGCCGAAAACGTCCAGCGTATCTTCGCTGCCTACAACAATCGGACTGTAGGCGCTATTCATTGGGATGAGTTGGACAGTTGGACGTAGCTGCAGGCGTTTAACAGTAAATTCCCCTTCTACCGCGGCAATGACAATGTCACCGTGCTCAGCCGTGCGCGAACTGTCCACCACCAGCAAATCACCGTCGCTGATCCCGGCTTCGATCATTGAATCACCCGCTGCTTTGACGAAGTATGTTGAGCTCGGGTGAGCAACAAGTAACTCATTGAGGTCGATGCGCTGTTCAACGTAATCAGCCGCGGGGCTCGGGAAACCACACTGCACTAAGTCACTGAAAAGCGGGAGAGCAATAATTTCTCTCAGTTCTGTTGGCCTGATGAATTCCATGACACATACCTCAAATACTGTTTTTATATACAGTAGTTTTATTTGTAAGTGTCCGCAAGATGCAGGCCGTACCGTCACTGCTTAAAGCTTCGCCGTTTCGTTTCTAAGTTTCTATGCAGCTTCGAATTATGGCTTTTGTAAATTTTTCCATAATGGCGCTATGTAAGCAGATCTGAGTGGGACAAAGCCCGTTGAATGCTGGCACGGGCTGCGGCTGAAAACTAGGCTTCATGATTCCGCTATTTTTAGCTTAAGCTCCTGGAGCTCTTTCTGTGTTGTCTCCAGCTGTTTAATGACGTAGTTCAGTGCCAGCACGGTATCAAGCATGATAACGTTGTTATCCAGTGCCAACGTATCATCAGCATCAATCCTGTTGCCTTCATCATCAAATTTCGGTGCTGCAGGGACCAGCTTTACATACTCACTGTCAATTTTCATTACATCCTGAGCAATTACGCCCCGGCGAACTCTCTCACGAGGGTCATCATTGTAGACGTAAGTTGCTGGCAGGAATTTCTTTATATTCTCGTATGACTGATAACCATCATCATATTTAATATCGTGCTTCAGCGTAATGTCACAGTTAGGCTGCTTCTGGAAAATATAGTTCCCGGAAAGATTCCCACCAGCGTTGGCATATATATCACCGTTTGCTGTCGTGAATTGAAATATACGCTGACCGGCAGAGCCACCATCCCCAAGTGTTGTTATTGCCACATCCGCCCACGAACTAGGCCCGGTAGCTATAGAACCAAGCCCTACCGTTGAAGAATATCCTCCACTGCATTGACTATGCCAGCGGGCAAAGGGAATGAAACCAGCATCATTATTAACTGCAACATTACCCCTAAAAAAAGAGATATTTCTTTGCCATGTATTAATGTCTGACCAGGAGCCACCATATCCAGCTCCATTTGCTCCACACGAAGATGATTTGAATCTCTCATCGGGGTAAAACAAAAATGAACCCGCCGTACCAGTTCCGCTATTAACATTTAACTGCGCTCTGTCTAAA